ATATCCCATGCTTTATTGCTGTCATCAGTATCTCCATAAAGCTGTGTCCACCAATCCGCTGGACCTGACTTTTGTTTCGGTTGCTCTAAGTCTTGAAACTTGGAATTTGTATCTTCTTTCAAAGAGTTCAATTGTTTCTCCAATTGTTCCCGATGTTCTCGTTCTTCGTTTCTTTGACTAATAAGCTCCTGAAACCGAGGATGTTTATGGAATGGGACGTCTTCCTCATTTGTTTGAGCAGCTTCCTCCTTACTGCTATCGTCTTGTGTTGACGATTTGTCCTCCTCCTGATTTGTTTCGGTTGACGACTCCGTTGATGTTTCTACACCATCTGAATCAAGAATAGGATCTTCTTTTATAGACTCTGTGGCTGCCTCTAAGGCATTGTCATCCATGTCGTCTACTTTGAACCCATCTTGTTCAATTCCGTCTAAAATGTCCTCCATATACTCTTGTTATGAGTGGGATGAAGTCTCACAATTAGCATCCCAATATATAAAAATACCTATTTCTCTTGATTCATTCTTTTTAACTCCTTAATCTGTGCCCCTGCTCTTCTTGCCCTATCAAGAGATATTGCAATAGCCTGTTTTCTAGGTTTTCCCGATCTAATCANCTCCGATATATTTTTACTTATAGTTTTTTTAGATTTCCCTTTAATAAGCGGCATATTATTGTAGTGGTACGTTACTTAATAAATTAACTGGATTTTGCCCTTGTGGAGCTGGGACTCCTTCAGGTGATACATTAGGATTTGTTATTGCTCCTTGTCCTTGTGCTAATTGACCTTGTGGACCTTGTGGAACTTGATTAGCTTGTTGGGCTTGATCGGATACTTGATTATCACTTCCTAACAAACCTTGTGGATTGCTAAGCCATGTAATTAGTCTTTCAACCGCTTTTCCAGGATCTGCAAAGTCTAGTTTTTCAAATAATGTTAATGGATCAAGTACTCCTGCAGTAAATAAATCTATTGCTTCGTTTCTTTGAGTTAAACTGTCTTTTGGTATTAAAGAACCTTCTTTTACATTCACATTTAATTTTTTCTCGGTATCCTTTAATAATATCCATTCTTTCGCTTTTTCTTCTCCTAAAACAGGAGTTAATTGCTCCTCCGTGTAATAAACATAAAACATTTGAACACACCAGTTATAAACCATATCACTAAATTGTTCCAAATATTCCGCTATTCCACCCCCTATTCTGTCACCATCACTGCCTCTAACAAGTATTTTCCCTCTAGCAGTCGTCTCTTTGGCTATTCCTTGAGGTGAAAGTCCACTTACTCCAAAAATTCCTCTTAATTCTGTCCGCATGTCTTGCAAATTGGCAAACACTTCACTTGGCAAAGGTGCTCCACTTATAGGATTAATCGCTGCCCTTGCATCGCCGTCTGGTATCGCAGCGCTTCCTCCACGTCTTAATGTTCTTGCTAAAGAAGCCGCTTGCTCTTTAGTCAATCCTGCACGTTTCATCGAAATAATATAACTCAAATTCATGTTATCCACGTTCTTATCAATCTGTATAACACGTTTATTTATAATGTCTTGAACTGCTAAATTTTGCTCAATTAAAGAAGTATCGTCATGAGGTCTTTTACCACTGTTAAACACCGATAATGCAACATATGGTTTTCTTGGAGTAGGAAAATGGTTCAATCCTTTAACTTCTTGTTCCACCTCCGATTCCTCACCAAAATCATTTACCACTTTTTGAGTTATAACGGTATCAAAATTCCAATGAGGGTTTTGTACTTTATTTAAAACTTCTCCTTTAAGTGTCCAAAATACCATGTCATCCTGCCACCATTCTATATATGCAACTTCCGTTGCCAATTTGTCATTAACTAAATCTTTTATAAATTTTGCTTTGTTAGGGTACCTTTCAATCAATACTGAAGCTAACTCTTTTCGCCGTTCCCCAATATATTCCCCCGTATAAAAACCTTCTTCTATTGTTGATCTGGGATCTAAAATTAGTTTTTGCGGTCGTATCACTTTGAACGTAATATTATCTGTTTCTTCACTCCAACCAATTTTTAAAAAACCATGATAATACAAAGCCCAATGTCTTGCGACTTGTTTCAATTTTAATTTGTATCTAAGTCGATCAGATAAATCCACAACCAGCTCCTGAGTTAAACCTGCAAACTTTTCCCCATCACTTGTATTGTCACTCCCAATGACAGGTTCAGGGTTTTGACGTGTTGCTACAGGTAAAAATGTTTCCAATGATTCAAATATAATGTTATCCGCCAAAGGTCTTTCGTTGAATGTTGCAACCGTATTCCTATTATTCTCGATATTACCCAACCAATAATTCTCTGCTTCATCTTGCCGTCTTTGTAATTTACTTTCAAAATACTCGTTCCATTCTTTTTCCCACCGTTTTGCCGATTCTAAAAGTGTTTGATCATCAATATCAACTGTAAGTTCATCCATGAAACTGGATACAACACCTTCGTCCCTCTCTTGGATATCGTCACCCGATTTGTTTTTATTGATGTTTCTTCCTAATGAAAGAAAACCCTCTGCCAATCCTCCTATAAATCCCATAAGTTTTTAAATTAAACCATTAAATCATCTAAATTAAATTCCCTATCACGATCCAATGGATTATATGTTATGCAATGCCCTTTAGTATTAAATTCCACTTCAGGTGCTGCTGGTACTTTTACCGACTTGCCTGCAAATAATGCTCCTTCACGATGAGCAAACTTGTCCATCCCAACCCTCCAATACAACGTCGAATGCACCCAATGATCTACTCCTGCTCTATTCCATTTGTATTTTGTTACTCCCAAACTATCCTCCTCACTTACTCTGTAAATGTTGTTCCAATGTAACCAGTACTCCCACCACTGGGCTTTAGTCCCGAATATGTTAATCTTTTTAGCTTTAAATTCATCTATCAGTAACTGCATAACCCTATTTCTATCCACTACAACCGTCCCATACTTCTCGTCACCTTCACCCCATGTAATAAGGTCTTGTGTCTTCCTATTAGCCCTGTAATGACATAAAAACACCCTACCAAGATACTTTTGCTGCAATTCTCTGATCCCAATTAAATCACCTCCCTGGTCGGCTACCAATACCGATCCCTTCCAACGTCTTAAAAACCCTTCTATCTCACTATATGAATTGGCTTCACCGTATAAGAATATCCCTTCTTCGTTCCCAATCGTATAATGCAACTTTATTCCTGTATCCAATCCAATAATAATTTGACCTTTTTGTGAATTTACTCGCTCAACAATATTATCTGTTATATCTCGTTCATAAACTTTGTTTCCACTCCCGATATACGGTAAACCCAGTATTCTGTTGTAAAAATATTCCTCCGTATGTTCTTTGTATTTATCTAAAATGTACTGTGCCGATACCCACGGGGCTATCATTAAAGGGATCCAATACCCCGAATATCTCTTATTTTTAAATTTCTTGACCCATTGACCTGTACGTCTATCATTATCCGTAATCTCTTTATCACAATGTTTACAAACAAATATATTACGTTCGGGACAAATACATTCTGGAAAATTAAGATACTGCAACTTATTGCAATGACTGCATCTTACAAACCAATGTTTTTGATCGCTATCACTCCAATATTTTGATACTCCCACACCAATAGTCGACGGATGTCCAAAATGCCAATTCCATTTATATTTTGAATGTTGTAATCGACTGTCATAATCTCCTATAATTTCTTGATCTGAAAAATCCTCTTCATCATGCACCAGTAAATCAGCCGTGACCGATATTGCCGCTCTTTTTGTAAAAGTACCCCTATAATAAATCATACTGTCACCTACTGCCTTCTGTTCAATCCTGTCTTTATCTGAGGTATATGACTGTAAAATCTCATTCTGAGCGATAATACGATTGACCTTACCACCAACAAAGATTGATACATCACTGTCGGTTGGCATTGTATAAATAATGTCCAACCCCCTTTTTTTAGCTACATAGAATGTTTTGAGTACTGCCATTACCGAATAACCTATCTGGGCCGCTTTGTATGTAACTTGTTCAGGACTGAAATCTGTATAAGGATCGAACATGAATAAATGATCTTTGAAATCAACTAACTCACCTTTTTCTTGTCTGATTCCGTATTCATTAATCCATGAATGTATTGATATATCCTCTAGTCTCATAAATTGATATCATTCTTAAGTTCATTACCCCATATATCCCAACCAATTATCTTTTTTCTTGCAAAAAGTTCTACTCTGGGTAAATCTCCAACTAATTCAATAATTTTATCTCGCACGATGTCAGGTTTTTTACTGTGTCTCTCAATAGGTGTATCAATAATAGAAAGCACTTTTGCACTAACTCTTTTAGGTTTTCCTTTTGTTGCCAATAGACAGACTTCAGCATTTGCTCTGGTCCATCTACCCATTCCCATAAACCAATTTTTTTTTATTTTATTCCTTTTGACCCACGTAAAGGCAACTGTTTTATATTTAAACCCCCACGACTCAATTACATCAAAACATTCATTCAATTTTGGCATTGTAACCCATAAAAATAAAATGCAATCAGGTCCAGCAATATTATTAACAGGTAAATCTTTAAGTTCAGAAATAGTCATCAAAGGGTATTTACAACAAGCACCCCTTTTTCCAGCTAATGCTTTGTCTCTATAACTCCAAGGAGGATCTGCATAAATTATCTGATAATTTTGCATAGTTATTCTGTTCCGCTGTCCATTTGGTCATCATCTGCTGAAATAATCCCGTCGTCTGATACATTTCCCATATTTTTATAATTATCGCTTTTTGAAGTTTCCTTTGGCATATTCTGCGAATGTGTAAACTTTACTCCCTTGATCGTATCCCTATTTTGTCTAAATCTTTGACAGATATACCCAATCGTGTCCCTTTTTTGTAATATACGTCTATTTTACCTTGACTAATCCAGTTATTAATGGTCTGTCTACTCACTTTAAGCCTTTCAGAGGCTTCTTTTTGGTTCAAAAGCTCTATTTTCATAAATTCATTGGCACATATCAGCTATGTGTCAAGTTAAGGATTCCAGATACAATATAACCTTGATTGTTTTTAATAGGGCTTAAATCGCATTACAGAGCCTTGTTTTCACTCCTTTTTATACGATTCCTTTAATTTATCCTCAAACTCCGCCTTCAATGATGTATAAGCTTCAACACTTTTAGGGTCAATGCTATGTCTGATATCCGTTATATTCTTGCTTTCAACCTCTTGCTTATCCTTCCAACCAAAGTTTTTTAATGCGAATATATCTCCCGAACGCCCTTGTTTTATTAGTCTTTTCTCATAACTTGACTCAACTTTTAACTTTGCCTTTTTTATAGCGTCAGAATAACCGTCTTTACGCCCATAATCACACAAAGTCTCTCTTGTAGTGTCCAAGTGTAAAGCCAGTCCAGTAATCATGTAAGGTTCACCTTGTTTATCGCAAGTATTAAAATAATCATCAATCTTTTCTTGTAATATCTCAACGGTTTTAAACTTTAGAGGTTTTCCTCTTGGATTTTTTTCATTATCCATATTATTTAGTTAATATTGGTGATTCTTTATGTTTTGGGATAATTTGGATATCTTGAGCTATTCTATTGCCTTGTATTTGAGTTATAGGTACAAGTGCTAAATCATTTTCATTTAAGATATCCTGTATTTGTTTTAAAACTTTATTGGCTTTTTTTTGTTTTTCTTTTAGATTTTTTTGAGTTTTAGAATAATTCATACTAATATCCTTTTTTCTTATAATTACGTTATTCCTTACCGAGACATTCCTTGTATATTTTTTATTTTTCCCATGGGATTACCCCTTTCTTTTGATAATACTCCTTAACTTCAGGATCTGGATGGTCTTTGTATACTTTTATAAAGTTTTCATTTACTCCAGCTCTTCCGTTACCGTCTTTTTTGTAGGGTTGGCATGAGTCTTTTTTTTCTTGGATAGTTTTATGTTTTTCTATATGTATATTAGCCATAAACTTGATCGATCAAATTGTTTGTAGTATCCCCTTCTTTTCTGATGTTTTCTTGTTTAATAAATTCGTTTATTTTTTCATCATTTGATTTTGCTTCAAACAAAAAACCCTCGCCTTTTTTAAAGCTAGGTGTTTGAGTAAATCCTTTAGTCTGTTTGTTGAACACAAAAAATATCAATGTAGAAACGATACTTAATAAAATTCCTGTAATTACCCCTCCTATGAATAACATTTGTATACAGTATTTTAAACAATAAAAAACAATCTACTTGAGATTGCTCATATATATACCCCCGTATATTTTTAGATACTATTTTCCTTATCTTAAGTTTATCAAAACTTTAAAATTATGTCAATAGTCTTTTACTATAATGTTTATAGTTATTTTACTCCATGTATAAAAAAAACTGATAACAAAATCAGTATAATAAAAAAGGTGATAATCTCTTTACGTTTGGGGCTAAAATATAATCGCCCAATCCAATACCCACTTGAACACAAAATAAGTGCGGTTATGTATATTTTAAATGTCATACAACATAGTATGAGGCACGCGGTCAATCTATGGAAGTTTTTTTATTGGGGGCAATACAGGCAACCTCTTAAACCGCGTGCCAAACTATCTAATTTAAGTATGACATGTTTTTTGTAATTACAAAAGGAAAATAGGGGATTATGGTGTATTTTTTTATGGCTAATTTAAGCCATTTTTTGTTTATTTTATAAAGTTATCCACATTATTTATATTGTTACTCTTGACAAGATTGTTAAGATGATATAAACTATAAGTATAATCAATTAACAAACAATTAAATTAATAAATATATTATGCCTTATATTGGTAAACATGATTTTCACAATATTTTAGCTTTATTGATTTATGTTTCTGAAAATTATCCAAGTTTATGTTGGGAAGAGTTTGAATACAAAGTT